GACACAGATGGCTGACCCAATAACTAACTCTGTAGTGGGAATAGCAGGTAAAGTACTTGGTAAATTCGTTGCAGATAAAAACTTAAAAATGCAACTTGAGCATGAACTCAAGACACAATTACAAACTGCTAACCTTGCACAAATAGAAGTTAACAAAGTAGAAGCTGCAAGTAAAAATTGGTTTGTTGCAGGATGGAGACCCTCAGTTGGTTGGGTATGTAGTCTAGCCATGATGTATCACTTTATACTTGCACCTATGATTCAGTTTGCTGTAGGTATTGCAGGTATTCAAGTTGAGTTACCTGAGTTTGATTTTAGTCAACTATCAACAATACTTATGGCTATGCTCGGAATGGCAGGACTTAGAACTTTCGAGAAGAAAGAAAAGGTTACAAAAGGTAACTAATGGAAAGACCTAAAACTATTCAAGACATAGTTGACCAATCCCTGAATATCTGGGAAGAATCAGAAGAAGATGAATGAAATTATTACATTAATAAATGATGTTGGCTTTCCTATTGCTATGACATTAGGACTGGGCTTTTTCGTATGGAAGCTACTAAACAAAATTATTAATGGAATGGAGCAGAAGATAGATGTCGTTGATGACAAAATCAATGAGAGTCTAACTGCTGTTGAAAAAAGACTGGATGCTAAATTGGATTCGCAGATGAACATTCTTGTTTCTCTCATAGACCGAGTACGTTCAGTTGATAACGAAATCATACGACAGGAAGTTTTTCTTAAAACTGCACTAGGAGCACCTCAACTTATTGAAAAAGATAAGATAGCTAAAGCACAGCAAAAAGATAAACGTAAAGATTAACAATTCCCTAAAGGAGAAAAAACATGGGATACGATACAGAAGAAGTCTGTATCTTATGCTTTAGTGTTTGGTTTTTAGCAGCATTCTTCTATGTTGCTTGGGCTGTTTAAACACTCAATCATTTAGTACATCTAACTCAATTTGAAGTAAATTATGTAGGTTGGAAAGTTTATTTTTTCCAAGCCTAAGGACAGTTTTAATTATTTGATTTTCAGACTCGTCTTTAAATAATTTATCAACTTCATCCTCAGGCACTATTTTATACTCCGTAATAAGTTTGTGGTCTTGTGTTAAGACCACTTTAAAACTTACTAAGTTAGCTTCTTTCGGCTGAGACATTTTCTTCCTCCAGATTTGCAAAGGTTACTTTATCTTGTCTTCCTCTCAAACCTGCTTTCATGTAAGCTGTAGCTCTTCCCTCAAAGAAATTTTGGTGTTCTACTCCCATGACTTCATCTAACCAACCAAGAGGATTCTCTTTCTGGTCATAGTTAGTTTTAAGTCCTAGTTGTAGTAATCGTCTATCTGCTATGTATCTATTGTAAGCATACATATCTTTTTTAGTTAATCCTTGTAAGTCTCCCATCTCAAACACTAAGTCAAGAAACTTATCTTCAAGCTTAACCATCTGTCTGCATATGTCGTATATCTCTTTTTTAAATTTATCAGTCCAGATATCTAAGTTTTCTTGGATAAACTCTCTAAATAATTTAGTCATGGCTTCAACATGCATTGACTCATCTCTTATAGAATAGGTAACAATCTGACCCATACCTTTCATCTTTCCGAACCTTGGAAAGTTTAACAAGATTGCAAAGCTGCTAAACAACTGAAGACCCTCTGTAAAGGCAGAGTATACTGCTAATGTTTTAGCTATACTTTCTTTATCTCTTCTAGTTGTTTTTATGTTGCTAATGTAGTCATGTTTATCTGCCATCTCTTCGTATTCCGCAAAAGCTTTATACTCTAGCTCAGGCATACCTACCGTATCTAACAATAAACTATAAGCGTGTTGATGGATAGATTCCATGTTAGCAAAAGAACCCATCATCATTCTTGCTTCTGGCTTCTTAAATATTCTCATGTATCTGTCTACATAGCCAGAACCTACATCTACGTCAGACTGTGTAAACAACCTGAATATCTGAGTTAACAAATTCTTTTCATTATCTGATAACTCTTGCCAATCTTTGACATCTGTATGTAGTGGTACAGACTCCGGCATCCAATGCATCTGATTCTGTAATACATAATAATCAAACATCCAAGGGTTATCAAATGGTTTGTAATAATCTCTTGTCCCTAATAAACTCATAATTCTCCTAATAATTTTGTTTTAAAGTTCTTAATTTATCCTCTGCAGCAGCTAACTGTTCTACTAAAGTATCTGCCGACTCAACAATATTTGGATGTTCTGCGACACCTACTTTATTATCTAAATAGTTTTCTAAGTTAGCTTTTGCTTCCATTATCTGAGCTTCGTATTTAGCTTTTAGTGCTTCATAAAGCTTAGTACCAGAATATATACTCATAATTATCCCTCGCAACTAATACATTCAACTTCGTCTAGTTTTATTCTAGGTACTTTAATGTTTACATTCTCTGCTGCTCTCGCTGCATCCGACCTAAAATAATATAAAGACTTTAATCTATTCATGCCATACCAATGTACATCATTTACGTATTGCATATAATCATCATGAATATCTTGTTCTTCAGTAGCTTTTGGCAACGTAAAGAAAAGATTAACACTTTGACTTTGACAAACAAACTCTTGCCTTTTGTAAGCATGTTCTATAATCCAAATCTGATTTATCTCATTAGCGGTTTTAAATAACTCTTTTTCTTTTTCATCTAATATTTCTAGATGTTGAACAGAGCCATTGTTAGCTGAGATATCTTTCCAAACTTTTTCAAGTTCTTCTCCTTTCAAACCTTTTGAACGAAGAACCTTGTCAAGATATTTATTCTTAACTTGGTAACTACCTGATAAAGTTTTATGAGTATAAGTGTTAGCTCTAAAAGGTTCTATTGACGGAGACGTTCCACCACATATGATACTGCTACTAGCATTAGGAGCAATAGCAAGAAGATGAGCATTCCGCATACCAGAATTAACAACATCAGGAGCTTCGCCACGTAACTCAGCAAGTCTCTTAGATGCTCTAGTAGAATAATCTTTGATGTGTTTAAACGCTTTATAGTTGAAGCTAGTAGCGAATAAACCTTCAAAAGGTATTCCTTTGCTCTGTAGATAAGAATGGAAACCCATCGCTCCAAGACCGATAGACCTTTCACGATAGGCTGAATAAGCTGCTTTTGTAAACCCTTCTTTACCTTCCTTAACATAGTTTTTAAACCTTTTATAATTAGCATTATACTCTCCTAATTGAGATGTGTCAACTGCATTGTCAATAAAATGTTGTAAAATATTATCAAGCATATTAACTAAATCAGAAATAAACATTTCATCTTTTGACCACTTGTCAAAGTGTTCTAAATTAACACTAGATAAACAACATACTGCAGTTCTCTCTTCGTTAGTAGGAAGAGTAATCTCAGAGCATAAGTTACTTTGTTTTATTTCTAATCCTAAATCTTTCTGTTCTTTTGGTAAAGCCTCATTACAAGTGTCAATGTTTACCATATATGGCTCACCTGTTTCTGCACGTGCATAGATTATTTGCCACCACAAGTCTCTAGCTTTAACTATTTTAACAGCCTCTCCTGTTTTAGGGTCTACTAATCTCCAGTCTGCATCTTCTTGTACAGCTTGTAAAAATTCATTAGTTATATTTATACCGTTGTGTAGGTTTAAACACTTTCTGTTTATGTCTCCACCAGACTCTTTTCTCATGTTGATAAACTCTTCTATCTCAGGATGAGAGATATCCATATAAGCTGCATAACTACCACGTCTAGTTACACCTTGATTAAAGGCTAACATTTGAGAATCAACAACATGAATAAATGGTATGCTTCCTGTAGAGCGACTACCATTAGAGGTAGAGATACCGTTACTTCTTATGTCTCCCCAGTATCCTCCGATACCACCACCTGAACTTGCTAACCATATGTTTTCATCATAGTGGGATGACAAACCATCTCTACTATCAGGAACATAATTTAAAAAGCAACTAATAGGAAGACCACGACTTGTACCGCCATTGCTAAGTATAGGAGTACTGAACATAAACCAAAGGTCAGAGCTATAGTTGTAAAGTCTTTGTGCTAATTCAAAGTCTGTCTCGCCTTTAAAAGTAGCCCCAAAAACTGCAGCTCTAGCAAAAGCTTCTTGAGCATGAGTTTCATCATCCCAGAAGTATCTGTCCTTCAGTGTGTCTAAACTAAATTTATCTAGCTTCTTTTCTTTATCATAATCTATTACTATTCCTAGATAAGGTTTAGTTCCTACTTTATCTTCAACCATTTTTTAATTCTCCATGTAACATTGTAGAGTTATATATTTCTGAACCATCTTCCATAATTAATTTTAAGTATGGTCTAACTCCGGATTTAAATTTACCGTAGTCTGTATGTTCTATTTTAACTACCTTCTTTTTATCTATGTACATTCCGACTTCTACTGTATCGAATCCTGTTGTTTTAACGCTCATTATCTACCTCCTGTTCTAAATATATATTAATAATTGCGTAGTGAATAATTTTTTGTAAGTCTTTTATATTTTTACCATTTTTCTTTCCATATCTCATAGCGTACTTCATAATGTTGCCAATACAAAAGCCCTCGCCATGACCGGAATCAATAATCATATCTGTTGCCTGATACTTACCATTACCATAATGTTGATTATAAGTTAAATCAATATAGTCTTTAATATCTTTTAATATTTTATCTTCATTGAATTTATATTTAATCATTTATATTTTCCAAAGTAGCATCAGGGTTTTGTTTTATTTTTTTATAAAACCATCTATAAGAGTAAGCACTCAACATAAATTTATTATTCAAGTAAACGTGTGTTTGCTCAGGTAAAAACTCATGTAAATTTTTTTCATTAATTTTCTTAGAGTCTTCTCCTTCTGGAGTCATACTTCTAATCCAATCAATTAATAATTGTTTAGCTTTTTTACGAAGCTTTCGTGCTTTTTTTCCATTCATCTGTTACCTCTAAAACTTTAGGTGGCTTAGGAGTCTTAGTTAAATACGTAAGACCCTTAGAATATTTAAACACTCTTAGTCCTTTACCTTCATTAGAATCTTTATGACACTCAAATTTGTGTCTACAGTAAACACACTCTCTAGGAAGTTTCATATTTCCTGAGCTGCCCTCTGGAACTGGATTATAACAAAGTTCTGGAGGAGTCTCTAACTTTAAAGAATCTTTAACCTTTTTTATTTTTGTTTTAATATTAGGTTTATCAAACTCAGATGGTTTAAATAAAGCTATCTCGCCTGACTCTTTATTCATAGCTAAGAATCCACCTTCATTTGTACCTTCAGCTTCCTCATAACCTGCCAACTGAGGTAAGTAACCGAATGTATCTTGCTCAGCTAATGTACCTTCTTTAAACTTTTTAAATGCGAATCCAGATGCAGTTTTGATATCAACTACTTCTCCATCAATAGTACAGTCCATGTGCCCTTTGACTCCTGAAACGCTTACTTCTTTTTGTTCATTGTCAACTTTATGTCCAGATAGTTTTATTAAAAACAATAAAACTTCTTCAAGAAGATGACCATATAAAAACTTTATAAAAACAGACGGTGGAATAACCTCTGTGGTTTCTCCTGTTGATTTTAAATCATACCATAGCTGTCTTGTTGGTCTGCCGATATTAGACATACGAAGAGTACCGTTATCTCTAGGCTTTGGGTTAGACCATTCACTAAGGATAGTCTTCATTGACTCTCCAAAATCGTCAATAGTTTTTTCATCTAGGTCAAGAGATTTACCTTCGCCTAATACAGAAAGTTTACCGTAGATATCATCTACTAATGTATCAAGTGTTTTCTTTTTTGTCATCCTCTAACTCCTTAAATGATTTTATAACATCACTAGAAAAAAGTTTTTGTATATTAACTAAAAACATTTTACTTGCATTGTTATCTCCACCTGAAACTGTTTTAAAGTAATCAAGCTTATCTACAATTTTTCTTAACGTATCTGTTTTAAAAACCAACGTACAATACTCTTCATCGCCAATACAAAGATTATGAAACCAGTAATCAGACTCTGTTGCTTTTATCCCTGATGGTTTATTCCAACACTCATACTCAATAGCGATGTTACCTGTCTTCATCCACATATCACGCTCTGACTTAACTTCTACTTTTTTGTTGGTAAACATATCTTTAATTTTATCCTCACGAATCTCTCCGTACTCTAAATCTATGTCAAACTTTTTTCTATTTTCTTTAGTGGGTTTCACTCCAGTCTCCTCCTATCTTGTACTCCCCATCTAAAGGGCAGCGAAGATTTAATAATTCTCCTGCTTCTATTATAGCATCTACAGCACATTGTCCAACATACTCTGCTTGTGA